CCTTCACATATACCAGCTGCTTGTTGCACTTCTCACAAATCATTTGTCACCCTTACTAATCTTAATTTTTTTATGGCTCGCTTGTTTTCTTTATGATGATTTACGATCGGGCTGTATTTACATTTAGGATTCTTACAAGTAGAAACCCCGATAGTACCTCCACATTTACTGCACTTTCCTATTGGTTCATATTTAGATGGCATTTTATCTCTCCATGCATAAAGAGAAGAACCACTATATAATATTATACTTGTATTTAGAATGTACAGGATACACTATATCATAATATAATAACTAGAGACCTACGTACCTATAATATATATATAATATTAAAAAGATACTACTTTAACCCTAGCTTAGTGCTCTTCTGAGTCTGTTTTACCCCTACTTCGGGGCTGTTCTGGGTGTTTAGTAGCCCTTCTAGGCCGCTTCTTTTCATTAACATCTCTGCGACAAGCCCCATAATGGGGTTGTCTTTTGTTATTGCTTTAATTGTACTTTGGCCCGTGGCCTCGTCCATTTTTTTGCTAGCAGCTCCTAGTGAACCAAAAAAAGAAGATTGAAAAGTTTCAAGCATCTCGTGAGTGCGTCCTTCAATCTCATCTATGATAGGTTCAAGAATTAATAACAGATCTTCGTCACTATCGGATGACTTCGCCCAAGCTACCCACTTATCCTTACTCAGTTTGGCGATATAATGACTTATTCCAAAATAGAATAATGACCAGGCGATAAAGTACCCCAATAGTTCTAAGGCTGAAATAACCATTTACAGGCGGCCAGTTCTTATCCTAACATCTATGGGTTCTGCAATACCTGTGCCAGCCTCAACATAGGCGAGTGCTATTTCCTCATCTGAGATTTCACCTAATACAACGGGCTGAGTTATGGTATATTCTACAGGTTGAACCTTTCCAATAACTCCCGAATCCTGAAATAATTTCAATAATGGAAGTAATGCACCTAAATTCATTTACTAATCTCCGTTTTGATATAGGTGATAAGATCGCTGATTGTTGGGGCAACTGGAGCAGGTGCTCCAAACGTTGGGAGTTTTATGTCAACAGTATCCTTTATTCCCTGTTTGACATCCTCACTTAATTTGCCAACTCTGGATTCAATGTCTGCGATAATACTTTCCGCTAATCTAACGCCAAGAAAACCAGCAACTAAGCCACCAATAACGATAGGCGTGTTAGGATTAGCTAACAGTGCCTCAATATTACTGTGCTTTCTTTCGGCACTTACAGCTTGTTGTTGAAGCTTTGTGACCTGCTTAAGAGTGTAACCCGCACGAATCAATGCGTAGGCCATTAGCGCCTCTTCTTCTTGCCTGCGGGGGTCTTCCTGAACGCCACGGCCATCTTCTTTAGGTTCAACTTGCCGTTACGATACCTGAAACGTGGCTTCTTGCTGTTAGCCTTTACGTATTTGTTCCAGGCGCTTAGTTTACGCTTAGGTTTTGGCTTTAGACCCCTTATCCCTTTTGAAATTGGGTCCCTTGGGTCTCTTCCATCAGCAAATCCATCTCTATATCCCCTCAAATATTCAGCCCTCCTAATATCTTCAAATGGGTCCCTAGGCATTATTCCACCTCTTTCCCTTCTAGAACAACCGTCATCAGCCCTGTGGGGCCCGTTGCTAGGACTTTCATGCCTGTATTGGGCGGTATAGTATAGTACAAGTTAGGGAATTGGGGCCCGATCCCTGCATTTATGATAAGGAATTTGCTAACGTGCAGCGCTTCCTCATTACCTTGAAGAGTCCAGGAGAGAACATCACCCGCAGAACATCCGCTGTAGTCGAAAGAGACGTTGGTGACGACACTATAGAATCTATTAGGAGAGATAAAGTCCAATAAGATCGTGCCACCTGCAGTCAATGCTTCCAGACCGCTCCAAGCAAACATGCGCTCACCATAGAAGTTAAGGCTCGGCCCCGTCGAAAGTGTCATAGTACCTTACCAGTGAAAGATATAGAACCATAACGGTCTGATTGATTCTGCCCATCAAGCATGGTAACCAGGACGGTGGTATATGGTGGTAGAACTAAGGCCATTCTTTCAGTGCTACTTCTGGCTTCGCTGTCTCCATCACATTTAATGAGAGCTACTTTAACACCATTAAGCGATATTTCACTTACACTGGTAGTTCCTACTATGGGCTGATCATCATCTATAGGACAATTCATCTGTAAAACACCTTCAATAGTTTTATCTCCTGTTTGAAATAAGAGATAGGTTTTCAATGCAGTAGTTGCAGCCTTTAATCCTGAATAAGCGAAAACCCTATCTTCTACATAATTTAAATCTAAACCAGCGCCAGCTATTACATTACTACTAGCATACGGGATGCCCTCGGGCATTGTTTACTCGAATTGAATCGTACAGCTTGCGTCGATTGTTGCGGCGGTTGTAACCGCGATTTGAATATCCAAAGTATTACCAGAAGTTACGCCCAGAGCGGTCTTTTCCTGCGTAACGCAGTTAGCCACTCCAGTTCCACCACTTGCGGCCTGTGCTATTGCAGGTCCCATGAACGTAGCATCACCCTGAGTAAGCGCCGTGCCTGTGATTTTGAAACCGCTACACAGATCTGCACCAGTTCCAACGGTGCTAACACCCATTGATATAGAACTGATCTGCGATACTCCAGCTGGTACTACCAAACTTAGGCCAGAACTCGCGAACTGACTGGTCATGCTCTGAAAACTGGTCGTCGCGCTCAATGCGGCCGAAGTCCTCGTTACTACAATGCTCATCGTATTATGCCCTCACTTTTATTGGTCCCAGGGAAGCCAATACTGGAGATCCCCGTGATAATGTTTTAACCGCAACTTTCGCCACCATACTTCCTATGAGTGTTTTTATGATAGCTTGTTTATTGGTTTGTGCCGCTTTTGATATAGTGCTCAATCCTGCATTAAGATTCCCTGCTAAAAATGATTGTACAGCTGCGCCTGCATTAACTTGTGAAATTAAAGCGAGTGCTGTTCCAGTTTCGATTACGTTTATCCCAAAAGTTCTGGGAGCTCTACGCCTTGAGGCTCTACGTCTACGGACCATGCGCTGGGATTAGCGTTTGTTATATAAATGTTAAGGCAATAAGCGCAGGTGCTCTCTCTGGATTACCCACAGTGCGATTATACCACAATAAGCGCACTTTTCCGCCTTGGGAAGGTTCCGCTGGCGGCATTTTGGATTGTCACACTCCCAATAATCACGGTAAATATCGAAAGCCGCTAAAGGTTCGTAGGCTCCCAGCGCCATATTTACAACATGCGACCTTGTGCCCTTATTCTTCTCCAGGTATCTGTCTATCAATGCCGAGAGTTTCTTGTCCATACTGATAGATACAGCCATAACCCCGCGTCTTTTTCTACCCATCAATAACCGTTCCCGATATACACACCACGGCACTCTGTACAATACATGAAAGGATCGCCTACAACATCCTTCACATATACCAGCTGCTTGTTGCACTTCTCACAAATCATTTGTCACCCTTACTAATCTTAATTTTTTTATGGCTCGCTTGTTTTCTTTATGATGATTTACGATCGGGCTGTATTTACATTTAGGATTCTTACAAGTAGAA